GCAAAAACAAAAACTTAGAACTACTCCTGCTGGACAAAACGACCCATATGTAGAATTGTCATTGGAACAATATAATAAATTAACAAATAATCAAAAAATAAATTACCATGTAGGTATGTTTAGGCGTGAAATAAATAAAAAATTTCATAAACGCATGAGAAGTAGACTTTTAAATAATCTTCAACAACCGACATTTCCTTCTCCCGAACATGGTGGTGAGCCTGTTTATAATACAGAAGATTCAAAGGAAGAATATCTAAGAATGTCAAATAAAGATAAAGCAAAGTTTCATAATCGTAAGAAGACAAAAGCAGCAAGAAATAATAATTTAAAATTGAAAAAATTTCATAATAGAATGTATACTAGACTTAAAAATAATAGTAATTTACCAGTATATTTCTCGCCCGAAGACGAACAGGAGGAAGAATAATGGATTTACTAACCGAAATGGATTTAGAAATGTCAAAGGGAAACTTCCCTTATTTCTTTGAAAAGGTTCTTGGATATGAATTAGCAGACTTTCACCAAGAATGGTTAGACCTTGTAAATAACACATCACGCACAGTTATTATTTGTTCTCGTGACCACGGAAAATCTGTTTTCTTCCATTCATGGTGTGTTTATCAATTATGTTTTCAAGAACCACCATATCAAATGCTATACATTTCTTCAAACCACAAACAGACAATGGTTCACATGAAAGATATTGACCGTATGTTCACAAATATCCCACAATTAAAAAAATTCAAACCTAAAGGTGGTTGGGCGGTTGGTGCTATGCGTTTGACAAACGGTAATGAAATCCTTGAGCGTTCTGTTGGTTCACAAATTCGTGGACTTCACCCTCAGGAAATTATTATTGACGACCCTCTAAAAGAGTTTAGCATGACCGCTATTCAAAGAGTTACTGATTGGTTTTGGGGAGATATGATTCCTACACTTCACCATACCGCCGCACTTAGAATGGTGGGAACTCCGTTCACCTATACAGACATTTTCGTGCAGTTAGAAGAAAATCCCGCATACAATGTGGAAAGATACCCTGCAATTAATCCCGATGGTTCGGCTCTTTGGCCTAATCGCTGGAGTCTTGAAATGCTTGAAGAGAGAAAGATTGAAATTGGTTCTTCTAAGTTCACAAGAGAATACCTTTGCGTTCCTATCAGCACTAACACTATGCTTTTTCACCCTGATGCTATCAAAGCGTGTAAGAATGACTATGCTTCGCTTGAGAGCGTTTGTAGGGAGGGCTACCGATACTTCATAGGATATGACCCTGCTATTTCATCAAATGGGGACTATACGGTGATGATGGTTTTAGAGGTGGATGATAATATGAATAAACAAGTTGTTCATATGCTTAGAGCAAAAGGACTTGACTTTAGAGAACACATTAATCATGTGATGGAATTGTGTAGGAGATACAAACCAGAAATTGTAATGATTGAAACGAATACATTCGCAAAAGCATTCGCTATGGAATTAAAAAATATCTCCGATTTTCCCGTTAAGGAGTTCACTATGAGCCGAAAGAAAAAGGAAGAAATCATCCTTAACTTGCAGATGAATATTGACAATGGTAAAATCGTTTTTCCTATGCAAAACGAAATGTCAAGGAATGTGTCTAATCAAATCATTCAAGAATTGGGTGCATTTGGAATTAACGCTCACGGTAAAATTGAAGGTGTCGGGGCGCATGACGATATAGTTATTGCTTTGGCTTTGGCTAATTATGCAACCAAATCTTTTAGCGATACCTTTTTAGACATTGATAGTAGTGGATTATTTAACAGTCCCACTACAACACCGCAGACGGGAGGTGGATTTTATGGTATTAATTTATAAGGCTGATGAACCTATTGATGTTGAGGAACTTGAAGAAAACCTTAACCAAGTTAAAAGGGTTGAGGAACAAAAGAAAGTTCTTGATGATTCTGTTAAACCTGTAAAGGACAAGTTGAAAAATCAATTATCAAAAGGTAATTTAAATAAATGGTTGGTAAAACAATATGGAGATGAGATTGATATTGTCAAGACTATTTCTAAGGATTTAAATATTAATTTAACAGAAGCGACAAAATATATTAACCCTCTACCAATTGAACCTCTCATTGAAGGTAAAACCATCCCTGTCTTAGTAAAGGAATTGAGAGAAATGAGAAGAAAATTAAAAGGTCCTCAAAGAGATACTTTAACAAAAGGTATAGACCATTTAATTAGTGCTTATGAAGAATATCTACAAAAGTCTTTAGATACAATTTATTGGTTGAAACCTTATCAATTAGGTTTTAAGAAAATGGGACATAACCCTACACAAATTCAAAAATTATACAACATCAAGGATGGAGAAACGAGAAGTAAAATTATTGAACTATGTTGTAAAATGTGGGAAACTGACTTAGAAAAGAAAAGTTTGGATTATGGAACAGACTATTCTAAAAATCATAATGATTTTAATGATGCAAAAAAGGAATTGAGAAAACTTCTAAAGGATATTCCACATCAATCACTTAGAAATTCAAAAAAGGATATGATTCAAAAAAGTGTTTTTGAAATTATTTCTAATAATCAGGGTCTTTCAGCAAGCGAAGTCCACTCCAGATTAAGTCCTTCTTATTCTAAAATTTCTACTGCTCAATCTATTTCTAAAGTTTTAAAGAAAATAAATGCTACAAAGATTAATAGTGAGTATTATTTAGTTAATAATATTATTAAAAAAGACTTATATTCTTATGTTGCAGGTTTTATTGATTCTGATGGTTTTATTACTATGGATGCTTCACTATCCCCAAGAATCGGCATGATTGCTACGGGTAATAGGGGAAGAGCATTCTTTGAAGAATTAGAGAAGGAGTTAAAATGTGGTCGCCTACATCTTGACCAGAAAGTTGGAGAGAATAGCAGAAGTCAGCACAGACTTAACTTTTACAAACAAGATGATATTATTCATGTGCTTAATAAATGCTTGCCGCATCTTAGAATGAAGCATACACAGGGTAAGTTAATTCAGGAGGCTATTAGAATTAAGAAAAATTTTAGGAAGGCGGATTGGGCTAAGGAGAGACTTAATGAAATTTTTAAATTGATTAAATATGAAAATTGGAAGGACTCGGTTACTCAAGGGCCAAAAGAATTTGAAAAGTATGGTATTGACCCAGAAGTAGTAGTTAAATACCACGATAATTCTAAAATGCAATTGATGGATAGTCTTGAAAGTGGGGTGGAATGATGGGGCTTAGAGATTACTTGGGAGGATTTGTGAAGCGAAGAACTCCTACACCTAATCAAAAAGAAGTCTATAATTTAGGCATCCAAGAAAAAAGAAATATCCAACACATTGTCGGACCCGTTCTTTATGATGTTGCTAATCAATCTACTATTGTTAGAACTTGTATTACTCAATTAAAGACTGAAATCTTTAGAAGAGGATTTGAATGGAAAAAGGCTTTTTATAAAATTTGTAGTAAATGTGATACAAAACATGAGAAGGAAACCGATGCATGTAGAGTTTGTGGTTCTAATGAATTAAGACCGCCTTCCCAAGACCAAATTAACTACGCTGAAAAATTCTTTGATGGGTATATTAACAGGTCAGAACAAAAATTAATTGATGTTTTAAAAGAGATTGAAACTGATTTAAATATTGCTGACGATGCATATTTAATTTTAGTTAAGGAATATTATCTTGATGATAAAGGAAAGGTCGTTCTTCATAAGATTAAGGAAATGTATAGGGGCGACCCATTAACTATGTATATTGATATTGACGAAGAAGGAGATAGAGGTGAAGCACACTTTACATGTATTACTCATAGAGAAATTTATGATAGTGATTCATTAGCAAGGTGTCCTGTATGTGAATGTAATTTACACCCCGTTCATTATATTAATAGAGTTCATGGGAAAGACCAATACTTTACTAAAGACGAAGTTATTCATCTTAGTAAATACAACCCATCAAGACTTTATGGCTTTTCACCTATTCTAACTCTATGGAGTCATATTACTACTCTTATTGCTATGGAAAACTATGTCAATACTTCTTATACTAAAGCAAGAGCACCAAGAGGTATTCTTGCGGTGCAAACCAACAACATGGAATCCTTAGTTAAGTATTGGAAAGGTGTAAAAGAAAAGTTAGAGAAAGACCCTCATTATATTCCTATCATGGGTATTGAAACTGATGGTGGTTCAAGAGGTTCAATTGAATGGGTTCAATTTATGAATACATTAAAGGAGATGGACTACATCAATGTAAAGGATGATTTGAGAGATAGAATTGGTGCTTTCTATGGTGTTAGTAAAATCTTTCAAGGAGATACCGCAACAAGCGGCGGTCTTAACAACGAAGGTATGCAGATTTTAGTTACCAATCGTTCTGTTGAGTTAGCACAAAATGTCTATAATCAATACTTATTCCCGTTTCTCCTTAGACAATTTGGTATTACAGATTGGACACTAACGCTATTGCGTTCCGAAGAAGAGGACAATGTTGCTGAATTAAGAAGAAGAGAAATTGAAATTAATATTGCAGCCCAAATTAAAAATCTTGGGTTTGAAGTTGATATGGATGAAGATGGAAACTTTATTTATTCCAAGCCTTTACCAAAGGAAGATGAACAACCTATGGAAAGAGTCGGCGGGGGAGAAAAGATTGAAACTGACCCATACGCAGGAACAAATATTGATGCTTCTCAATTAGGACAGATGCAAGAACAGATGATGCAAGGAGGGTCTAAACCACAAGAAAACCCACCAGCAACAAGAAATAAACCATCTATGAGCGTTGGGCCTCCTAATAGAAATATGGGATTGCCGAGAGAAGCGGCAAATAATAATGTAGATAGAAGAACAGAAAGAAGAGTTGGTTAAAATGAATAATGATATTATTAATAGAAAATTAAATGCGGCAAAGGAACAAATTGAAAAATTGGCTAAGACAATTAATCAGCAACCAAAAGAACCAAAGCATACTGTTAATACAGTCCCTGCTGGTGTTCAAGAACATCCACCTGTAAATGAAGGAATTAATCAACAAACAGTTCCTGGATTTATTACAGGGGGACCAAAATTTAATAAGAAAATGAAGGAAGTTTGATTATGTCATGGCAACTCATTCTAAAGGAAATTCCATTTAAAGTTAGGGATTTCCGAGCCATTGATAAAAAAGCAAAAAAAATTTGGAATGAAGGTGGACGTAAAGAAAAATTATCTGAAATTATTGTTAAATTAATTAGAGAAAAATACAATACTTCTGATGAAGAATTATTGGAAGATTTCAAAAAGTATTTAGAAACCTTATCAGATTATTCAAAAATTTCAAGAGTCAGGGATAAGCAAAGATATGACAGGTTTGAAGAAAGAAAACCATTAGATGAAAAAA